CATTCCGCGTCGCAAAGTGGCGGCCAATGCAATCCGGTGAACTGAGAGAGCGCATCGGCTTCTTTCCGCCCGTCGTGAACGATGACGGCTTCGGAAACACAACGTCCGGATTTGCAAACGATCCGGCTTTCGAGGTCGCGGCCAAAGTCGTAGCGAAGCTGGGCGGCGAGACGGTGCAGGCGGCGCGGCTCGCGGGGCGGCAATTCGACAATGTGACGGTTCGGGCCTCATCCGCGACGTGCACGGTCACAACGGCCTGGCGCGCGAAGGATATGCGGTCGGGTGTGATCTATAACATTCGCGGCATCATCGATCCCGATCAGAAGCGCCGATGGCTCGAAATGCTGTGCGAGCAGGGCGTCGCGGCGTAAGTGGCCAGAGGCTCAACGATCATCGGCCGGGCGCGGCTCGAGCGAAAGCTGAAGGCACTGCCGGTGGCGGCCAAAGAGGCGATCCGGGCGGCCATGGAAGTGGCCGCAAACGACATCGTTGAGATGATGCGCGGCCTGGTCCCGTTTAAGACGGGCGCGCTCTACGACAGTATCGGGTGGAGTTGGGGGGCGGCGCCGCGCGGCAGCCTGATCGTCGCTCAGGTCAAGGGCAAGCTTGGGTCCGATCTCACTATCACGATCTACGCCGGCTCGCGCGACAAGTCGCGGGGCGATGCGGATGCCTACTACGCACGCTGGGTTGAATTTGGGACGCAGAAAATGAGAGCGCAGCCTTACTTCTTCGTGTCATGGCGCGCCAGCCGCAAGAGCGCGGTTGCCGGCGTGCGCCGTGCGACGCGCAAGGCGGCGCGCGACGTGGCCGCAGGCAAATGACCAGCGCAAGTCTCGAGCTGCAGGGCGCAATTGTGACGCGCCTCAAAGCAGTATCGGCGGTCACTGCGCTGATCGGTCAGCGCGTCTATGACAAGGTGCCGAGTCCGGTCACATTTCCTTATGTCAGCTTTGGCCCATCCGACGAACTGTCCGATGACGCGGAATGCATCAAGGCCGATGAGATCACGTTTCAGATCGATGCATGGTCACGCGCTGATGGTTTTCCAGAAGTGAAGGCGATCTCCCGCGCCGTGCGCGATGCGCTTCATGACTACAACTTCACGCTGACCGTCAACGCGCCGGTGTCTTTCGAGCATCGGACAACAAGAGTGTTTCGGGATCCGGATGGGCTGACGAGCCATGCCGCGATCGAGTTCCGCGCGATCGTCGAAATCAAACCCTGACAGGAGACTACAATGGCTCAGCCCACCACTGCGAAGTTCGGCAAGTTTCGCGTCATGCTCAGCGACGGCGGTTCGCCGGAGCAGTTTGCCGCGCCGTGCGGCTTCACGTCGAAGTCGCTCACACTCACGAAGAACCTGACCGAAATCAACCTGCCGGATTGCGACGATCCCGATCTCGTTGCCTGGGTCGGTCGCGATGCGACCAGCCTGTCGATGTCGGTGTCGGGTGAAGGTGTGCTCGCCTCCGAGTCGGTCGAGACCTGGCTCGATGCCGCCGAAAGCAGTGAGCCTGTCGCGGTGCGCGTCGAGATCGAATTCCCGGCGAAGACCATCGTTTGGAACGGCTTCATGCATGTCAGCACCTTCACGCCGGCTGCGGAACAGGGCGGCCGTGTCACTGTATCGGTCGAGATGCAGTCCGACGGCGAGATGGCGCGGACTGTCGAGTAAGACGCATGTCACGCGATGCGTCGATCACGCTGGCCTGGGCGGACGGGGAATATACTTTCCGTCTCGCCTGGGCGGAGCTCATCATGCTGCAGGAAGCCCGCGACGCGGGCCCATTCGTCATTCATCAAAGATTGGTGGATGGCACCTGCCGCGTTGAAGATATTGCGGAAGTCATCCGCTGTGGCCTGATCGGCGGTGGCATGACTCCGGTCAATGCGATGAAGAAGGTGGAAATTTACGTCAAGGGCCGTCCGCCCCGCGAAAACCTGACCATGGCGTTTGCCGTTCTCGGTGTTGCGCTGAATGGCGCGCCGGATGAGCCGGTAAAAAAAAAGCGGCGGCAAAAACCGACGCCGACAGATTCGATGACCTCCCCAACGGAAAAATCAGAATCGCCGCTCTCTACGGCAACGGCGCAGTAATGGGCTTCACGCCGCAAGAGATCGACAGGATGTCGATCTGGCAATACGCGGCTACGATCGATGGTTTTAATGCGGCGCATGATCCTGACGCCGGCAAGGCTTTGAGCGAAGCCGAGCGCGACGATCTTTGGGAATGGATGCAAGGCAAACCGAACTGATCCATGGCAACTGACCTCGAAAAGCTTGTGGTGCAGCTCTCCGCTGACATCAAGGGTTATGAGCGCGAGATGCGCAAGGCCACCGGCGTTACCAACACGCAGGCCCGCGCGATCGAGCGCCGCTATACCCAGATGGGGCAGAACCTTGACCGTATCGGATCGAGCGCGGCGCGCAGTCTGATTGCGCCGTTGGCTGCCGTCATTGCCGGCGCGGGTGTGCGCGAGGTGGCTCGCTACGCCGATGCGTGGACGTCTGCCGGCAACAAGGTGAAGGCCGCTGCCGAGATCGCCGGCACTGCGGCGAGGCCGCTTGAGGCGATCAACGAGATCGCGACATCAACGCGTGGCGGATTTGAAGAGACGGCGACGCTCTATTCGCGCTTGCTTCGGTCAACCGCTGGCGTTGCCAAGTCCGAAGAGGAAGTCGCGCGCGCGACCGAGATCGTCAACAAGGCGTTCAAGGCTGGTGGTGCTTCATCGTCAGAAATGGCGGCCGGCATCCTTCAGCTTTCGCAAGGTCTTTCGTCGGGCATTCTGGCCGGCGACGAATTGCGGTCGGTGCGCGAAAACGCGCCACTGCTGGCGCAGGCGATTGCAGACTACTTCAAAACGACGGTCGGCGGCCTGAAGCAGCTTGGCGCCGAAGGGAAGCTGACGTCAGGGGAGATATTCAAGGCTATTCTGTCCGGCGGCGATAAGGTGGAGTCGGCCTTCAAGGTCACGAACGCGACGATTTCCGATGGCATTACCAAGGTCAACAACGCGCTGACCCAGTATATAGGGCAGTCGGATGCGAGTCTTTCTGGCTCGGCGCGGCTGTCTGCGGGCCTTGGCTTGCTTGCCGATAATTTCGACAATATCGCTGATGCGACGCTCAAGGTCGCAGCGGTCATCGCTGGCGCGCTCGTTGGTCGCTCGATTGTCGGCATGATCGGCAAGCTGGGTGTGGCAACGACGGCGGTAGGCGCCTTCGTCAGCGCGTTGCGCGCGGCGACGTCGATCGGTGCCGCGACGGCCGCGATTGGCGGGCTGTCGGCTGTGGCAGGGCCGCTGGGGCTACTGATCGGCGGCACTGTCGTTGGCGCCCTGGCGCTGTTCGGGACGCAGACCAAAGAGGCAACGGCGGCTGCAAAGTCATATGCGGAAGCCCTGAAGCTCGTCGAAAATAATGCGACCACTTCCGGCGAAGCTGCCGCTGGCGCTGGACGGAAATACGTCGAGGCACAAAAGAACGCGCTGAAGGGTGGTGTTGGTGTCGGCGAGGGCGATATAGCGCGGATCAAAGCGCAGATCGAAACCGTCTTCAGTGATTTATCCGGCCAGTATGATCGTCTTGCGGCGCGGAACGTCGTCTCGCCAGCGCAGTTGGCTGAGTTAGAAGAGATCATTAAAGGTTTTCGTTCCGGCGCGGTCGCGGCTGAAGACACCAAGGATGCGCTGTACCGCTTGGCGAACTCAAATCCGCGGCTTCAGTCGCTGGCGGACAAGCTCGCCCCACTTCTCGACCAACTCAACAAGGCGACCAAGGCGACGAGCATTCTTCAGGCCGAGCTCGGCAAGCTCGGCGGCGGTGCGCCGTCTTTCCGTCAAGCCGAAGAGGAATCCACAAAAAGACTTGCTCAGTATGATGCGATGAGAAAGGCGGCTGCGGACTATATCGCTGATGCTCAAAAGCGCAACGCGCTGAGCAAGGAAGAGTTGGCAATACAGACCGAGATCGCGAAGATCCAGAAGGATGCGCAAAGCAAAGGTGTTTCCCTCGATCCTGCCCAGGCGCGAAAGCTCGCCGAGCAAAACGTTGCTGCGGATGCACGGCGATCGAGTGAAGGCAAGGCGGTCCGCAAAACCGGAGATGACCGGATCGATGCCGATCTGCAGCAGATACGAGACCGTACCGCTGCGCTGATTGCCGAAACGCAGAATATCAATCTTTCGACCGAAGCGCAGGAACGCAACCGGGTCGCGCTCGATCTGCAGCAATCCGCGGTTGCCGCTCTTCGTGAAGAGGCGCGGCGCAAGGGCGAAACCGATCTGGCGTCGATCGAACTCTCTCCCGAGCAGATTGCGTCGATCGACGCTGTCGCTGCGGCCTATGGCCGGGCCTCCGCCGCCCTCGAGCGCGCCAATGGGCCTCTGGCGTCCTATGCGCGCGAAGCGGCCAACGTCGATCAGCAGCTTCAGCAAACCGCCGTAAGCGGGTTGCAGCAGTTCGAGGACGCGTTCGCCGGTATCATAACCGGATCGACGACGGCTGCGGAAGCGTTCAAGAATATGGCCAACTCGATCATTTCCGACCTCGTCAGAATAGCGATCAGAAAAGCGATTACGGGGCCTATTGCTTCATTGCTCGGCTTGGCCGACGGCGGGTTCGTTGGTGGTGGCGGCGGAGGCTTCAGCTTGGGTACGCCTGGCGGGACCGGTGGCGGTCTTGGTGGCCTTTATGACTCTGGAGGATTTACTGGCCCTGGCGGAAAGTATCAGCCGGCCGGCATCGTTCACAAAGGCGAGTACGTCTTTGATCAGGACTCGGTGCGCCGTATCGGCGTCGGACAATTGGAACGGTTACGGAAAGGCTTTTCCAATGGCGGGTATGTTGGCGTTCCGTCGTTGTCGGCATCAAGTCGTGGCGTGTCGGACGCTGCGCGGGTAAATGTACAAGTAATAAATAACGCTCCCGCCAAGGTTAGAGTACAGGAACAGCCGCGCTCGAATGGTGGCATGAACCTCCGTCTTCTGCTGGATTCCTTTAAACAAGAAGTTGCCAGCGATATCGCGCGTGGCGGAAGCGGAATCAATCGATCTATTGAAGGTCGATATGGGACTAATCCTGTCGCTGGCAATATGCGCTGATGTCCATACCTTCGTGGCCCCAAACCCTCCCGCATGATAACGATCAGTCGCAATGGTCGCTGACGCCTATCGTTGAGATTGCTGCATCTGATTTCGATCGGGGACCTGCGCGCCGCCGAAGGCGCTTTACGGCAATGCGATTTTCAGCGCAGGCGGAGCTTTCATTAAAAGCGTCGCAGTTGAGAATTTTCAAAGGCTTCTTCTTTGGCGAGCTTATGCAGGGTTGTCGTAAGTTTACCATGCCATTTTTCGACGGCGAAGGATGTGTCACGGTAACGGCATTATTCGACGCATCGCAGCCTTATTCCATATCGCGGCAAGGGAATCGATCTCTGGTGCGACTTAAGATCGAAATACTCGATCTTCCGATGCTGGACGAAGGTTCGATGGAATTTCTTTCTGAATTTACCGAAGAAGACGCTCTCGCGTGGTCTTTGTCTCTACACAATTGGGTTAACGCGACATACCCGACGGCCGTTGCACCTTACGCATAGCTGTTTAGTTCCCCTCCTGACCATCAATCCTATAGCGAGAGGTAATTGCCGATGACTACGGCAACCCAAATCAATGACGCATTGGCGGACCTGGTCGCGGATGGCGCGCGGCTCAATGCCATCGTCAACGGCGACAGCACGACCGATGTGACGCTCGAGGACGGCTCCAGTCAGGTTCCGACGATCGCAAAACTGTTTGCATCAATTTCCAATCAGTGGCGCGCGCCCATGCGGCTGGCGACCACGGCGGCACTGCCAAATTCGCCGACATACAGCAATGGAGCGGCGGGGCTCGGCGCGACGTTGACCGCAACGTCTAACGGTGCATTGTCGATCGATGACACTACGGTCGACAATGGCAACCGCGTTCTTATCAAAGACCAAGCAAACACCGCGCACAACGGACCTTACGAAGTAACAGATAAAGGGTCTGTGTCGGCGCCCTACGTTCTGACCCGTGTCGTCGACGCCGATACCGCAGTCGATCTCGTCGTCGGCATCGCAATGTTCGTTCAACAGGGCGGCACGAACTCGGCAACCGTGTTCGGCATGACCTCGCCGATCACAGGTGCAATTAGCGTCGGGACGACGGGCCTCTCGTTCGGCACTCAAGCGTCGGTTCTGACGACGGACGATCTTCTCGGCATCGACCAGAATATTCCGAAGGCAGTCACGGGCAACTATTCAATCATCGACTCGGACGGCGGCAAGTTTCTCACGCTCGGCGGATCGGCTCAATTCAGCGTGGCATTCACGGCCGCGTCGAATTATTCGGCGAAGTTTCGCGTCAGGTTAAAAAACATCGATTCGTCGCGCTGGAAATACATCAACATTGACGGCACAGGAGTTTGGTTGCGTCCAGGTCAAGAAATGACCGTTCGGAATGTCAGCAACGTATGGCGCTACGAAAATCCGGGCCGATGGGTTCTCAATTCGAATCTCACGATTTGGGCCTCCGCGACAACGGGCAGCGCTTCCAATGACGGCATGACGGCATCGGCGCCGCTTACGCCCAATGAAGCTGCAAACCGTCTTCACTTTATGATCGACCAGAACGGCTACAGCACGATCGTTCAATTCGTTGACGAAGTTGCGCCGAGTCTCGGATCGTGGGTCGGTCATTGGGTCGGCGCGCACGTTGTCACGGTACAAGGCAATATTTCGAACTATCAGGCGACGCGGCTGAATGCGCTGTCCGGCACTGATGGGATGTATATTAAGGACTATTGCGCCATCAACGCGCAGTATTTCTATATCACCGGAAACAGCGGCTCGCGCGGACTCGTCTGCGAGCAATTCGGCATTCTTGATGTTGGCTCGAATTTGTGGGGCAATTTCGGAAGCTCGTCTTCCGGTCTTGTCGTCGCGTTCGGTGGGGCGGGGTCATACACCGCCGCGAACTCCTATTCCGGAAACATCACATATCCGCTGGTGTTTGACGGATGTTTTTTCAGTCTCGGGCCTTGGACTCACATCGTCACGCAGGCGATCACGGTCACTGCGTTCGCCCTTCTGCAGGGCAACGCCAATGTTACCTACAATCCAGGCTACGGATGGTCCGGCGCTGGCGTCGGCAGCGTCACCGGCAAGAAGTACGATCTCTATCAGTTATCACTTCTTCGAACGGGTGGAGGCCTGTTTCCGGGCCTGTCATCCGGCACGACCGACGGTACCGGCTACGTCAATTGAGGGCTACATCACATGGCTGTGACTTACGATGTTGATACGTTTCTCGGTGAGCTTGTCCGAGAATACGAAAGCTCCGGGGTTGCTGATGTCGCGACGGTGATGCGCGCCTTGTCGCGCGTGATACCGTTTCTCGATCCTGGAGAACGACGGGAGTATGACAATAACCGACATTGCTTCGTCGGCAAGTATCGCTACCCTGGGCAGCGGCTTGAGCCTGTGTCGCCAGACGAGGCAAGAGAGCACGCCGAGCATCTTTGTTCTGTTCTTGCAAAAGATGGGAAGATTAAGCCCGGCGCCGAGCAGCGGCTTCGATCTCTCGCAGCGTTTGGTCGTATCGAAACCGCGACAGTCATTCGCACAAGGCGTCCGCCTCAGTCGCCGCTCGAATACATGATCGAGCATCAGCAGGCCTATCGCGATGCGCTCGCGGAGGATGCGGAGCGCACCGCGGCGCTGGCCAATGTTTTGAAACGGCGCGAAACCAAATAGCGCCATGCCCAGCGATATCGACGATCTATACAGCGCGGCAATTGCCGAGGCCTACGCTCGCGCGCCGGCCGATGTCGTCATTCTCGAAACGATCGAGATAAGGCACATCACAATTGTTGACGACGACGGAAATCCGTCTGCGCTGCGCTTCATCAATGATTATGGTGATCGGGCTTCGGATGATGATCCTGAGGTGCGCGTCACCTCGCTTGGTCTT